TGTCTGAAGAAAACACCACGTCACAGCCTGCGGCAGGTGGCGCTGATACCGAAGCGCTGCAACGCAGCATCGAAGCACTGGAGCGCAAAAACAAGGAACTAGCAGATGAGAAGCGCCGCCTTCGGCAGTATGAACGCATCGCGCAGGAACTGCCTGATGGAACAAGCATCACCGATCTGCTTGATTTCAAGCGCAAGGCAGAGCAATCTGAACTGGAGCAGCAAGGAAAATACACCGAAGCACGACAGGCTTTGGAGCAGCAGTACCGTGAGGCGACGGCGCAAAAGGATCAGCGCATTGCTGAACTTGAAGCACGAGTGCGGGAGCTGGAGCTGATCAGCCCTGCAGTATCAGCACTGGCGGACCTTGTGCATGACCCTGATCTGGTACTAAAAACCAAGCTAAGCGCTGATCGCATCGAGCGTGATGCTGACGGTACTGTTGTCGTCGTCGATGGCTACCAACGTACACCGGTGCAGGAATGGGCGAAGACTCTACCGGCATGGATGCAGAAGCAACCCAAGCCGCAAGGCAGCGGTGCACCATCAAGCGGCGGCAGCAGCAGCGGCCTGCCGGCCGGCATGAAAAATCCATTCGCGGATGGGTCATTTAACCTCACCGAACAAGCACGGTTGTACCGCACAGATCGTGACCTATACGAACGGCTTAAGTCTGCCGCTAGTATGTGAGCAATACCGGCTGCGCTGGTGATAGGGCTGCGCCCACCGCAAACCACTAAACGAGGTTCATCATGGGCGTTATTCGCTCTGATGTCATCATCCCTGAGGTTTTCACGCCTAAATCGTAAGGGCCTCCATGGGGTAACCCATGGAGATAACGGGGTGAATTGCTGGAAAGGCCACCACTCGTAAGAGCAGGCAGATCAGCAGCCAAGCCAGCCCACAAGCTGGAAGGTTCAACGACTAGGACCCGAGAGGCAACTCAGTAATGGTCCCACGAGTGCCCCGCACCCAACCGGCTATCAGCTAGGGGGTGAAGATATAGTCTGACCTGCGACCGATGGTAAAGGCGCAGAACCAAAGGATAAAGAGCCTTTGGGGTAACAACGTGTACGTCATTGAGCAAACCACACTTCGTGATGCCTTCCTGGCTAGCGGTGTGGTGCAGCCTATGGCTGAGCTGAACGCCACTGAGGGCGGTGACACTGTTCAAGTGCCATTCTGGAAAGCAAATCTTACCGGTGACTTCGAGACCCTTACGGACTCGACCAGCCTGACGCCCGGTAAGATCACCGCCGACAAGCAAGTCGGTGTCATCGTGCACCGCGGCCGTGCATGGGAAGCACGAGACCTTGCGGCGCTTGCCGCTGGTTCGGATCCTATGGCAGCCATCGGTAGCAAGGTGGCTGATTATGTCGCCAACCAACGGCAGAAGGATCTGATCAAGACCCTTGAAGGCACCTTTGGTGCACTGACTGGTGGTGACAGCCCGGCGTTTTCGGCGCTGCGGTTTGATACCACCGGCATGACGGCCCTTGGTCCGCGTCAATGCGCAAAGGCCCGCAGTCTGCTTGGTGATCAAGGCGATAAACTCACTGCCGTTGCAATGCATTCGGCGGTGTATTACGACCTCGTGGAACGGCGTGCGATTGAGTACGTCACCAACACTGAGGCCCGCCTTTCCACTCCCGCCACTGGCGCTAGCACCATCAATGCATTCGGTGGTAGCATCGTTAATGCATTCACCGGTGAAGTTACCGTACCGACCTTCATGGGTCTGCGGGTGATCGTTTCGGATGACCTTGCCCCCACTAGCACCAACTATCCGGTGTATTTCTTCACTGCTGGCGCCATCGCAAGCGGTGAACAAATGGGGCTTCGCACCGAAACCGATCGTGACATCCTTGCAAAGTCAAATGCCATGAGCATTGACCTGCACTATGTCTATCACCCGATCGGTGCCAAATGGGGTGGTGTCGTGAACCCAACCAATGCGCAGCTTGCTACTGTCGCCAGCTGGACTCGGGTTTACGAAAACAAGAACATCGGCATCGTGCGCGGTACCGTTACTTCCAACTACTGAGGCATCTAACAATGGCTTCCTTGTTTGAGTTGGGCGGCGTACCGCTTGCCCTGCTGCCGGCGCAAATGAAGCTGGCGGCACCGACTGCTACCGCAACGCTTAGCACCGAAAACAGCTATAACGTCATCATCCGTGGCGTTCCAACTGCTGCTGCTACTTACACCACCGCTACTGCCGCTGCAATCGTGGCTGCAATCGGCGGTGACTGTAAGGTCGGTACGGTGTTCCAGGTGGTGGTGTTGAACGCATCTGCTGGTGCGTTCACGATCACCATGCAGGGTGGCACTAGCGTGACCATCTCTGGTGTCGCGACGGTAGCGCAGAACGCAGCCAAGATTTTCCTTGGCTACGTCTCGAACGTTACCGCCGGCTCTGAAGCCATCACGCTTTACGGCCTGGGGTCTGTCGCCTCAGCTGTTGCCTGATGGGTCTATTCGCCTTCCGGCGGATGCGTGAGCGTGAGGCTGCTGCTTTGGCGGCAGCCTCTGCCACTGCAGAGCCGATAACCCCTAGCCTTGATGTAGACGCGGAGACGCCCGACAATGGCCGTGACAATCGACGCCACAGTGGGCGGCGCAAACGCGAACAGCTACCTAACGCTGGCTGATGCTAGCGCCATCATTGATGGCTTTGTGGAGTCCGATGCTATTGCAGCATGGGCAACGGCTACCACAGACCAAAAGAACCGTGCGCTTTATACAGCAGCGCAACGCCTAGATCGTGAGCGGTTTCTTGGTGCACGATCAACTGATGAGCAGTCGATGCAATGGCCGCGCAGTGGTGTGCGCAAACCTGATACTTATACCAACACCTATGCGGTTGGCTTTCCGTTTAGGATCACGACTGATTATTTTACTGACTCCGAAATCCCAAGCCAGGTAAAGTACGCACAGGCATATCTTGCGGCGTACCTGAACGGTGCACCGGATGCACTGGAGCTAAGCGGTCTTGAAGATTACAAGGCAGTCAGTATCGGCAGTATCAGCGTGACGCCCAATACCATGGGTTCCGTTGGCGCTGATCGCATCCCGCCGATGGTGGAACGTTACCTGATTGGGCTTAGAATAAGTGGACCGGGTAACATCGCCATCCGCCGGAGCTGACATGGACTTCAATGAATCTGTAGGATTTGAGTACATCAGCGATACGGCGGCGCATACTGGCCGCTTCGGTGAGTTGTACGCGCTGGAGGCAACGGTCATCGCATCTGCGGTGGTGAAGGGTGCCAGCGGTAATGCGTTCACGGCAGTGCCGATCCCTGCAGGCGGCAGCATTTACGGCGTATTCGAGAGCGTTACGCTGACCTCAGGTAAACTCATCGCTTACGACCTGTGAGCCTTGCATCATCGCTTAGCAAAGCAGCCGGCAAGCTTGTTACCAAGTTCGGCGGCGCCGTGACGCTACGAACGGTGGTAGCAGGGGAGTATAACCCTGAAACCGGCCGGTCTGGTGAGTTTATATCTGATGTAGTGATTCGCGGTGTGCTGCAGGATGTAACACGCCGCGAGGTGAATGACATCGTGCAAGCTGGTGATAAGCGACTGCTGATTGCTGCTAATGCAGTATCAAGCAAACCAACACCTGATGACCGCGTGATCATTGCAGACCGTGAGCTACAAGTGGTGCAGGTGCTTACCGTGGAGCAGGACAACCAGCCGATCACGTATGAGCTGCTGCTGAGGGACTAATGAGCCGTACGATCACCATCGGCCAGATTGGCGACTACGCGCAGGAGCAGACGGAGAAGCTGCTGCGTCATGTTGTATTTGAGACGGATTCACTGCTAAAGCAAGCCAGCCCGGTTGATACCGGCCGCTTTCGTTTTAGCTGGCAGATTGGTGAAAATGCCACTGGTGCATATGATGCCGGTCCGCAGCAACCATCTAATCCATTGAGCCGTCAGTTGACGAAACCACCACGCGAACCGATGGCGGCATCACCGCGTGGGCTTAACTATACACCAACATATGAGACGCTCGGTAACGTCTACAGCGTGCACAATAACCTGCCGTATGCGGAGCCATTGGCCAATGGCCACAGCCGTCAGGCACCTGCAGGGTGGATTGATAACATCGCAAATGACATCCGCACCCGTGCGCGTGATGCAGCGGAACGCATCGGGCGTGAATCATGACGCTAGAAGCAATCCGCTACACAATCGAGCAGCGTATCGCCGCTGAAATGCGCCAGGCGCCGCCATACCCTGTCCATTACAGCAATGCACCATTCAATCCACCAAATAATGCACCGTGGGTGGAGGTATCACTTCGGTTTGGTGATGACGCATACGCTACAGTGGCTGGCTTCAACCGGCAGAACGGTGTGCTAGCGGTTAATGTATACGCCCCGATTGGTGATGGTACAGCAG